ATAGTGACGGATCAGCCTACTGCTTTACTTGTAACAAACGAACTCCCAATTATTCTGCTGGTAAAGGAGACAGCGTGACAGAAACTATACAAAAACCTACACAAATAGAGGCGTTTACAGATAGAAACCCTGTCACTGCTGCTATTCCAGATAGAAAATTAAGCGAGGCAGTTTGTCGTAAGTATGGGGTCAAGGTAATCAGCGATAGCAAGGGCATTACCGATCATCTTTACCCCTATTACGATGACAATAACAAGCAAGTAGCTACTAAGACACGTAAGGTAGCTGATAAGAAATTCTACTTTCAAGGAAGATTCAATGAGTCCGGTATGTTTGGACGTAACCTATTCAAATCAGGAGGTAAATACTTAACTATTACAGAGGGTGAGCTTGACGCTATGTCAGTTCATCAAATGAATGGTCTCAAATGGGCGGCTGTATCAGTAGGTAACGGTGCTGCTGGAGCTGCTAAGTCTATAAAGAAAGAGATAGAATATATCGAGAGCTTTGATAACGTGGTACTGTGTTTCGACTCAGATAAACCGGGTCAAGATGCAGCTAGAGAGGTAGCGAAACTAATCAAACCGGGTAAATGTAAAATAATGAAGCTGCCTGAGGGGTATAAAGACGCTAACGATATGCTTGTAGCTAATAAATCAGCTGCGTTTATCCAAGCCTTCTGGGATGCTGAGGACTATATGCCATCAGGTATATTAAACTTAACAGCACAGAAGTTAGACTTCTTTAAGATAGAGTCAGTGGAAACTGTACCCTATCCTTGGGAGGGCTTGAATGAAATGCTATCAGGCTTACGATTAAAAGAGTTAGTAACATTGACAGGCGGCACAGGGCTAGGTAAATCCTCAGTGACCAGAGAGATTGAACACCATCTACTTACTACGACCAAAGATAAAATAGGCATCATGGCGTTAGAAGAAGATTGGCGACGAACTACTATGGGCATTGTATCTATTGAAGCTGAGTGCCGCCTATTTATTGATAAGGTTAGAGAGGAGTATCCGAAAGAAAAACTACAGGAACATTACGAAAACTTATTTGAGCGAGATAACAGAGATAGAATGTATGTCCATGCACATCTTGGTATACAATCTATTGACGACATATTCGCTAAGCTAAGGTATTTGATTGTTGGTTGCGACTGCAAGTGGATTGTCTTAGACCATCTACATATGCTATTACATGACACCGGCAGCGATGAGCGTAAAGCTATTGACGATGCTATGATGAGACTTCGTAGCTTAGTAGAGGAAACAGGGTGCGGTATGATCCTAGTCTCCCATCTCCGTAGAACTGGTAGCGATACAGGCCATGAACAAGGCTTAGAAGTATCTCTATCCCATCTGCGTGGATCACAAAGCATTGCTCAGCTGTCTGATACAGTGATAGCGTTGGAGCGTAACCAACAAGCAACCTCTAAGGAGGAAGCTAACCGAACTGTACTGCGGGTTCTTAAATCTAGGCACACTGGAGAGACAGGTATAGCCTGTACATTATCTTATAACAGAGATACTGGTAGGCTCTTAGAGGTTGAAGAAGATGATGAGTTTACATTACAAGGAGTAAAGCATGGGTTTGATTAAAGGAGTCACGAATGAGTAGGTTATTATTTGACCTAGAAGCCAACGGGTTAACACCTGATAAGGTGTGGTGTGTTAGCACACTGGATGTAGATACAATGAAACGTAAGAGCTATGAGCCCTCAGAGCTTGGTGCAGCCCTAGTAGATTTAGCTGCTGCTGATACACTGATAGGTCATAACATAATGGCATATGACTTAGAGGTAATTAAAGATCTATACGGTGTGGATTTGTATCACAAGGAACTCATAGATACATTGACACTATCCCGATTATACAACCCCACTCGTGAGGGTGGACATAGTCTAGAAGCTTGGGGTTATTCCTTAGGTTATCCTAAAGTAGAACATGAAGAATGGGATGCGTATTCTAAAGATATGCTGCATCGTTGTGAGCAGGATGTCGAGCTTAACTATAAAGTATACGTCAAGCTTAACAATCTAGGTAGAAACTTCTCCCAAGACTCTAGGGATTTAGAGCATAGGGTAGCTAGGATAATTGACGAGCAAGTTAAAAATGGTTGGTTATTCAAGGTAAAAGAAGCCGAGCTATTGCTTGCTAAGATAGAGGATGAAGTAGGTGAGATAGAGGATACAGTACGTCAGACCTTCTTACCTAAGCAGAAGTTTGTTAAGACCGTTACACCTAAGCTAAGGAACAACGGGGAGCTTTCTAAGTCAGGCTTAACCACTGAGGAATACTTAGCTCGACGAGCCACAAAAGATACTACACCGTTTGATAGAACTAAAACTGTAATCTTTAACCTAGCTAGCCGTAATCATATTGGCGAATGGCTGGTGGATTTTAGCTGGAAACCTACTGTCTTCACCCCTAAGTCTAACAAGCCTGAGATAAATGAGAAGACATTAGAGGGTGTAGATGACATCCCTGAGGTAGCCTTGATACTTCATTATCTAACTATCGTTAAAGTCAGGGCGTTCTTAACTAATTGGCTATCCAAAGTAGATTATAATGATCGTCTACATTGCTATGTTAACACTATGGGTGCTGTCACAGGCCGTATGACTCATAGCGATCCTAATCTAGGGCAAGTACCTAGTGCTAAGAAGCTATACGGTAAGGAATGTAGGAGTTTATTCACAGTTCCTGAGGGCTATACACTTGTAGGTATGGATGCTGCGGCTCTTGAGCTGCGTATGTTAGCTCACTATGTCGATGTAGATACGTTTACTAAGGCAGCTTGTGAGGGTACTGAGGCTGACGGCACTGATGTACATAGTGTCAACCGTGATCTAGCTAAATTAGATACACGAGACCAAGCTAAGACAATGTACTATGCTTTGATTTACGGATCAGGAGATGCCAAGATGGGCAGTATCATTAACGGTTCAGTTAAAGAAGGTAGGGAACTTAAAGCCCTGTACTTTCATAGGCTTCCTGAGCTTGGTAATCTTATTGAACGAGTAAGGGAGGCAGCTATCAAGGGCTATCTCAAGGGTATTGACGGTAGATTAATTAAAGTACGTCAGATTTATTCTGCACTCAACACTCTACTTCAGGGTGGCGGTGCGGTGGTAATGAAACGAGCATTGGTTATCCTTTACGATAAGGCTACTAAAGCAGGCTTAGACTTTAAGTTTGTTGGTAACATTCACGATGAGATACAGGCTGAAGTAGCTGATGCGGATGTCGAAACATACAGTGCCTTTGCTTTAGAAGCTATGGTAGAGGCTGGAGAATACTATAACATGAGATGTCCTTTAGAAGGTACAGTTAAGTCTGGTGCTTCTTGGGCAGACACACACTAATGAGAGGTAACATGATTAACCAACCGAGCGACTTGCTCACAGAACTTGCCAACGATTTTGAATCAGTTAATGTGATTGATTTGATTAAACTAAAATTAATTATAGAGGTGGTACGACAAAATGAGGACGAACTGCAAAAGCTGCAAGAGTATTTTAACGAAACAGGACAGTAGTAAATCTGGAGCACATCATGTATATTGTGAATCTTGTGATAGACAGACTGCTAGGGAACGTATGCGTAAGCTTAGGGCAGACCGTAGACTTGCTAAGGCAAATGATATGTATTTCAGATCTAAGCATGGCTCTGTCTATATTGTTTATAATCCTAGCTTCGTGGGTTGGATAAAGGTAGGGTGCGCTCTATCTTCTGAGGACAGATTAAAATCTTTCCAGACTGCGACACCATTTAGAAACTTTAAAATAAAATGGTCTAAGCAAACAAACGATAAGCTGGCCTCTGAAGCAGAAGCCCATACGTTACTAAGCGAACATGCTGAAAGACGAAACGAATGGTTCAAGATTCAGCCCCATAAAGCTATCAAGATCTTGGAGAAACTACAATGGCAGAATTAGAAACACTAATACCTGATATACATAAGTTACTTAATAGATTAAATAACGATGAGGATATTAAGGCTGAACTAGCCCCACATCTACCAAGCTTTATGGCTGGTGTGGGTGAAGCAGTAGAGCATTGGGCTACACCACAGATTAGAGAGAAGGGCAGCCTTCGTATGTCTAATATAGGTAAGCCCGATAGACAGCTGTGGTTTGATAAGAACTCAGAGTCAGAGCATGAAGCTGAGGGAGATCCTGTAGTACAGATGCGATTCCTTCTTGGGCATATCCTTGAACAAGTCGCCTTGTTAATGATTAAATCTTCTGGTCATACAGTAACAAATGAACAGGGATATGCTGAGGTCTCTGGGATTAAGGGCTCTATGGACAGCGTGATAGATGGTGAGGTAGTAGATATTAAGACCGCTTCACCCTATGCTTTCAAGAAGAAGTTTAAGTATGGTGGCCTCCCTGATAACGATGAGTATGGTTACTTGGCTCAGCTTGCAGCGTATGAAGAGAGCTACGGTACAGATCAAGGTGGGTTCTTTGCTATTGAGAAAGCTTCAGGTGAGATGGCGCTGTACCGTCCAGAATATTTAGATAAGCCTAACGCTAAGTTTAGAATTAAACACCTAAAAGATATATTAGAGCTTGACACACCACCTGAGCTGTGTTATCCTGACCAACCAGAAGGGACAGCAGGCAATATGATTATGAATTCTAGCTGCAAATTCTGTAAACATAAAGAGGAATGTCGGGCAGATACTAATGATGGATCTGGTCTACGTAAATTCCAATACTCTAATGGCGTGAAGTATTTCACTAAGGTTATAAAGGAACCGAAGGTCGAGGAGATATTA